TCCAGGGCATCAAGCCTTGTAATCACTCTGTTCACCACCCAAGCAAATATTGCTAGAAATGGTGTCCACGCAAGATTTAAAAATGAGTCCATTATTTTTCCTTATCACGTTTGTTTTCTTCATCGTGCGGCTGAAGTTGCCGGATTAATAGATCACTTGTGAGATTAGAAGCTGTGCCGATAACATAGCCTAGCACCGCGCTGCTACATCCGATGACATGTGCGAATAACAAAATTGTCAAAACTGTTTTAACCATTCCCCTCCTAGTGAGTGTGAAATTGTTTTATTGCCAAAGTAAATATAAGGCTGCAATCATGAGTGCGCTGTAGAAAATCAGTCGAATCATTAAACCTCCTTAAGCCCACGCTAATGAAGTTGCATGGATGCGAGTTTCCTTACTTCCAGCACTCTGGTTGAGTGTTTCTAATTTATACTTCATTGCAACACCAGAAGTGATACCACTTATATCTATGTTTCGTGCAACTAGTATCCGCTTATTAGTTCCCCAGTCACCCTCATCTACAAATGTTACATATCCAGAGAATGCTGATCCGTCCCTACTTACTTTAGCCTTTATGTCAGTATTAATTGTCGCTGGAGTTCCACCAGAATCTTCTATGAGGACTACTAGATCAGCAGTTGTGGGTGCTGACTCTGCTGTAGTTGCTACAGATTGAAGGGTAAGATTTCCACCTAAACTTGTAGATGTAGTAGCTCTACGAATGATAACTACTCCAGAACCACCAACTGCACCTGCGGAAGCACCAAGCTGATAAGCTCCTCCACCAGCCCCACCACCAAGACCATTCGTACCGGGTGTACCTGCATTAGTTGTTCCACCAGCACCAGCGGCTCCCCCACCTCCTGATCCACCTGCACCAGCCGTTCCCCCATTGTATGTAGCTCCACCTCCTCCTCCAGCATATATAACAGCCGAACCAGTTATTGAATTTGAAGCACCAGAACCACCAGCACCACCAACAGAAGTTCCACTGTAGTTTCCTCCGACAGAACCTGCGCCTCCACCGCCCCCTGCTGGATAATTACCTGAATACAACGCATTACCACCGTTGTTGCCCTGTGAGGGAGTCGTGCTTGGAGTATTTCCTGCTCCACCAGTTAATAGAGTGCCACCACAAGCTCCTCCACCAGAACCCCCAGTAAAATTTCCTGTGTTAGTATTATCTTCGCCAATACCTCCACCTCCACCTGTAGAAGTGATGGTACTTAAAACTGAATCACCGCCCCTTCGTCCACTTCTATAATCACCTGCTGTTCCTGATGTTAAACCACCAGCACCTCCAGCACCAACTGTTACAGAATGTGTTGCAGCTGACATTGAAAAGCCTGTGCCAAAACGAAAGCCACCCCCTGCGCCTCCACCAGCTCTTGCAGAACCGCCTCCTCCACCTCCAGCAACTACTAAATATTCAACCGATTGGGCAGTATTATTAATGTAATTTCCAGAAGCTGTAAATGAGTGAATGGTGTAATCACCGTCACTAGTAATTGTTCCACCAGTTGCAGTTGGAGTTACGCTAGTTCCACCTTCAAAATATTTAGCGGTAGTTGTTCCACCAGCTAGTTCATTAGTGGAAGCTCCTGCATCTATACCAGTTGCATCTTGGTACTCATCAATTACTTGATCGACCATTGAGAACTTAGCTAACTGATTTGATGAAGCAATCTTGAAAGCTAATATGGCTTGGTTGTATTCTAATTTGGATAGGTCAGTAGCAGGAACAAGATCAAGAATGCCCTGTACCGTATCCTTCTTAGTATTACCGCTATCTGTAGCATCTCCGTGAAGGAATGTATCGGATGCTGTTACCGTGGCATCGGTAAAATCCCCAACCAAAGCATCTTTAAGTTTAGTTTCATCAACGGTGTTACTATTTGGAGTTCCCAAAGTAACGTTTGCATCTGGCATCGTAATTGTTCTGGTTGTGCCAGAAGAAATTCCCGCTGCTTCAAATGCAATTTGCTTCGTTGCGTCACCATTATCTTGAATGCGAAATACATTATCAGCAGGGGTACTCGACCCAGCCGATCCAGTATTTCCTGTGCGAATAAACTGGACTGTACAAGCATCAGCATCGGTAAACGATCCGGCTCCAGTAATATACGAAACTGGAATTTTAGAATAGGTCGATGCCGAGGTTACTGCCCCCGTGATATTATAGATTGCAAAAACGGCGGCATCGAGTTGTTTCGTCACCGTCACTGTGCCTCTAAGAGCGGTAGTTGTAGAATCGTCCCATGAGTCTACAAACGAATTTATACTTGCGCTGTTCGCATCCACATCGTCCATGTAAAGAATACTTGCCGAACTCAAAGTTCCGTGGTTGAAAAAAATCTTACCGACACCTTGATCGGTATCCGTAGTTGTGGATTCATAGACCATGTCAAGCCCAGCAGAAGGGCCAGTAGCTCCAGTGCTACCAGTTGCTCCCAAGTTTCCAGATTTGGCAAACGAAATATACATCACATCCGCGTTTGACCATGTGCCATTTGAATCAACGAATATTACGGGACATTGAAGCCATCCAGTATTATCAACCACGGCTCCCGTGAGAGAGAACACGGCAAAGGTTGCTGGCGTACCAGATTTGCGAATAGTTATATAACCCTCATGCACCGAGTTTGTTCCCGAAGACCAGTTGGCAATGAAATCCGAAACGTCTGGGTTACTCGTATCGGCAGATGTTGCGTCAAACGCAATTGCACTAACGCTCCCAACTGTTCCATGATTGAAACGAACATCTCCCGTACCAGGATCAGCCATCGTTGTGGAACTGTCGAATGTAAATTTAAATGCTGATGCTCCTGTAGCGGCTACGGCTGCCACCTGTGCAGCTTCCGCTAAAACTACATCTGCGTTTGTTAAAACCACATCTGCATGTGTTAAGACCACATCTGCACTTGTTAAAACTTCATCCGCAGCCGTTAAAACAGCTTTTGCGGTAGCAATCCCAGCCTGTGTCGTAGCTGTAGTAGCACTAGCCGATGCCGCCGACGCTGAAGTTGTTGCACTCGCAGCATCTACTAGCAAAGACCATTTTGCAGCATCCGTATTAGAACTGATTGGCACTGCTCCACTCGATGTATGAGCCGTAATACAGATGTAAATATTATTGTTGTTCGTGTCCTTAACAATGTCACGCAACACATACGCAGTGGATGCTGCCCAGTTTCCTTTGACAGTGCCTACCTCAGATGTAACACTGAAATCTCCGCTGGCATCGAAGGCGAATAATTTATTCTTTCGATCCGCCACAACACTGGATGCCTCTGTCGATCCAGCATCCGGCACGACACTGCCTAGCTTGAAGCATCGGTCAATCTCCTCTTGCATGTCTTGTGTAATTTGAGTCAAATGATCTAAATTATTTTCTAAAGTGGCCGCAGTGAATGCGTCGTTTTCTACATAATCGCTGGCTTGCGTCTTTGCAGTCACACGGCGGATAAATACATTGCCCACTCCTGTCGGGGGCGCTGACCCAAAGGTGACATTGCCGCCGCCTGCCACGCCACTGCCCGTAATGGTATATTCGCTAGTCAACGTCTTCAAAGTCCAAGTTGTCGGAGCAGCGACAGGCGTACCAAGATATATTTGCAACTCAGAGTCAGCCTGGATATTGAAATCGTAGGCGAACACCGTGGTGCTATTATTGCCATTGTATTGCTTAGTTCTTGTGATAGTCGATATTGTCATCTTGAGTTCCTTTTAGGTGCATATTTGTTTACGATCATTTCGACATCTATAGGGTCATGTTTTGCTGGATGTTGGGCATCTTTCTTCTCTAGTTGTACCCGTAAATTTCGCCTCAATAAGTCATGATGTTTTTCTTCCTTTAACATTGCTGTCCAAGCGTTTTCTCTAAATGCTAAAACTGTTGCTTTAATCTTTTGTGCGATGCCACCAGTTGGGCCACCACTTAATTGATCGAAAAACCCCTTTACGTTGCCATTTTTGTCAGCCTCGTATAATGACTCAAGAAATGCTTTTGCTGGTTTCCCTGCACGCTCGATAAACTCCTGGTGTTCTACAGGATTGAGTCGCACCCCCATGTATATTTGTTGAATCGAATTTAGTTCGATGTCATTGTCAACGATCAAATCATCAATAGGACTTTCATGCTCAGTCGATGTATAAATTGGCGAAATGAGATCTGGGCCTAAACCACCTTCTATAATAATTTCTTCTCCCCATAGATTATGACGCTCTGGCAAGCTATCCGATAATCCTGGTATACGGGATCTAATTCTATTAGCCGCTCGATAAAATCCTTCATAAAACGGCTCGAATACTTGTCCTCCAGGCTTGCCTGTAAACTTATTGGGGTTTACACCACGAACATCACGCAGCTTGTTATCACCCTCAGAATAGAACGGGACACCATTGCGTTGAAAATCCGCCACAATATTACTTGCTGGTATTAAGGAAGAAACTAAATTTTCCAAAACTCTCGGATCACCATCTTCCAAGGCATTGCCAATCTGTATGATATTTTGAGCAAACGTAGCGTTCAGTAAAATTTTTCTCGTAGAGTTCATAAACTCTTCCGCTAACTTAACATCTTCCCCAGCTTTCAATTCACCAGCAATTCTAGTGAAGTCAGCCGCTGCACAAAAATAAGCTCCAGCGGGAGCGATGTTATTGAAGGCTATATCTCTGACCGAGCCATCTTTATTGTGTACACGAAAGGAACAGGGAGTTTTGTTTAGCCTACGCTGTGCAGCTTGCGTGGATCGATTAGCACCAAATGTTCCATTGATAGACCCACCCAAGGCAAAAGATATGCCTGCCAAAGAGATAGCAGTGCCAGTAATCATTTGCCCAAAAGCTATATCTCTTTCAACCGCAGTCCCATTAAAAACAGCATTAAACTGTTTGGGCGTTGTTAATCCTAAAGGCCCGTTCTGCACTGGGAATTTAGCTAGATTAACTAAGACCTTCACAAAAGGAATTAGAATTCTGCCCCAGAATGTTCCGTCTAGTCCTTTTGTTAGATGGGTTGCAAACGGGCCAAGTTCATCTAAAAACACATTGCCACGCGCAAACTTAGTAGACTCTTCGATCATAATTGGCGTTGGGTGTTTTAGGTAAAAATCAATACGGCTTTGCATTGCCTTACCGCTCAATCCATCTTCCATCGCTCTTCTGATCGCCACCGCAAACATTGCAGCATCAAACGACGATCCTTGTATTAGATTATCGAGAGACATTAAACCGCGACCAGGAAATTCAAAAGGCGCTCCTAATTGATCCACCGTCGCTTTGAAAAAATTAGAACGCTCTCCTGGGAAAAATTGATCGAAAGTTTTTGCGTTCATCAGGGATGGTTTTGATCCCATACCCTCTAACTTAGTTACATCATCAACGCTAATATCCCTGCCACGCGCTGCATTCCACATGTTTTTTGCAAAGGCAGGGAATAGACGGCGCAATCCATTTAACAAACCAAAAGTTAAAGCGGCAGATTCGCCATCTTGAACACCCTTGGCATTGCTCCCCATAAAGCGCAAACCACCGCGAACTTGTTCTCCAACTTTACGAGCAGCCAGATTAAATGTCACTCCCAACATGCCGCCTATAATGTTTGCGATCTGTGTGTCGCCACCAGACAAAAGATTGAAATACATAAATTTTAAAATAAAATCTTTCATCCCTGGACGACCAGCCATCTCGTAAGATTTCTTCAACGCTACTTCATTTAATAAGACATAATGTTTTATTAATTCTCCTTCTGAGACTCCAGGAGGTAATTCAGCAACTGTTTCAGATACCACTTTGCCAAACCTTAATCCTTCTTCAAACTCCAACCCAGACAGTGCATTGCGGATACCCAGAACACGGGCAGCAGCTTCTGATAACTGTTTGCGTTGTTCTGCCATTGAGCTAGACAATGCGTGTGTTTTAAGAAATACTCCAGATTGATACATTCCCTGATCTAACAAACGCTGTGCAAGTTCCTTTGACCTCAACATGTGTGCCGAAAATACTAATTCCATAATCAAAGGAGCGACATCATCAATTGATTTACTGGGGTCTAATTCGAGAACGCGACGGGTTTCTCCAATAGGATCTTTTTTAAGACGTTCCCGTGCCTCTTTAACCGCTTCCATGCGATGGCGCATTTTTCTACCATCAGGTTGCGTCAAGCCACGCTCTATATATTCTTGAGCATCTTTAATTGCTTCTTGAACTGCCTTACCACTATTGACGCGTTTAAGAAATGGCTCAAAATCTTCAAGATCAAAAGCTGATCCTCGGATAGAAACAACACTGGCTGGGTTTGCCCCTGGCAATGGCCCTTCCATCTCACCTAAATTAATTTTTTTGGAACGCAATCTCTTAATAACTTTTTTAGGCTTGGCAAAGTCTGCCATTTGGATGCCGCCTGCCTTCATCATACGAGCAGTACTCACTAATGCTTGAGCAGCGGCACTACCTATACCCGCTTGCTTTAATCTTTGAGTCAATACTGAATCATCTTCTTTAGCTGCTAAAAAATCTGTGATTGGATTTTTTAATTCTGGGGCTAATTCATTAAACATATTGGCGAGATTTTCTTCACCAGGAGTAGTTAATATATCTGCCGCAATACCCGCTGGCATTGAAGCAGAACCGGCTGTTCTCAATACTGTAAATCCATACAAGAAAGAAGCAACGCCACGAGCCATCTTTGTTCCAGTACCACCTTTGGCTTCCAATTGAGGAATATGAAAAGGAATTTTGCCACCCATCTTCAAACTATCTAAAGCTTGTTGCACAGTAACCTTACCAACATTGCCAAACGCACCTTCTGGTAAGGGTTGCAAATGACCCGCTTCTGATAGCTCTGGAGATGTCAAGCCACCAGCTACCCCTTGCAAGTTTCTAGCAACATCTTCCAATGTGGTATCACGCAATCTCTGACCTTCCGACGCTACTAATTCACCTGCCTTTTCTGCCGCATCCAATGCACCACCAACTCCCACTTGTTTCAGGAATTCTAAAAAAGAAATATCGTCGTCCGGCTCTGGCTGAACGGTTGCCCCACTCGGCGTATCCATATCTCCTTTGAAGTCAAAGGCAGTGCCTCTATCAACGGGTGATCCTTCGGAGGAAAATACCTTGGACTCTTCGGCTTGCTCCAATGCGTCTAATTCTTTAAAGACTTTGGCTAACGCTTCTTTTTTTTCTTTTTGCTTTTGGATCAGCATAATATCAGCAGAACCATCATCATTTATTCTATAACCGCCAACGGGCTGTGTATCTGCCATATTATTTTTTCTCCTCCGTTTGCGATGTACTAATAGGTCGTTCGGCATTAGCCTTTTTAGCCGCTAAATATAACTGTAGAGATCTGAGTTCTTCATCTGAAATACCTTGGGGACTAGATAATTGTCTACGTTGAAGATCCTGTATATCAACACCCAAATGTGTTTCTAAATCATTTACATTTAGCTCAAATCCATCAGCAGCCTGTTCCAAGATGTCATCAATTTTTTTCCAGGCAACGTCTGGAGGGTCACCTAGCAGTATTAATTGTTCAAACGTGTCTTCCGCAACATTCTTTAGCGTGCCTTGGTTGCCGCCCAAAATACTCGTTAAAGGACTTTTATTGTCACGCAACTTCTGATCAATCCGCCGCTTCATATCTTTCTTATGGCTGGCATCCGCTTTAGCTTCTGCGGTATTAATTTTGTTGGTCAAAGCATTTATTTGTTTTGTTCGTGCAGCTTCCTGCCCAGCGGACAATCCTAGAGTTGGCAAATCTTTTCTTATTTCATTATATTCATCTATCGCATTGGGAGAGTTTAGATCTACCCTAGCAATATTCAACTCCGTTTGCTTATTCATCGAATTAGGAGATTCTGATTCGGGCTTATAGTATGTACGAAGATCTGTCTCCAACTGGCTATATTTGGTAGGATTATTTTTTAATATGCCATCACCTAAAGCCTGCAGCAAGTTTGTCATACCCTCTTCGGAATGTTCGCCAGATTGCAATTGCTGCATGTACTCAACCATTATCCCATTCTCTTTCTCCGTTTGGATTTTTGTTTGGCGAGCTTCTCTTGCAGTTAAGGATAATACAAACCCTCGATATAATTCAGCGCGTTTATCTGGTAAATCCTCTGGAGGCACTATGCCAAAGTCACCCTTCTGTAAGCGCAGATCCAAATCTCTAAACCCCTCCGGCGTTGCGTTTTGCGTTGCGTCTAATTTGGCTTTGCCATATTGGAGTTTGAGTGCCTTTGTATCTACATTTGTTAACGCGACATCTAGTTGCTCTAAACTGTAAATCCCCATCTCCTTGCTATTGGCTTCCAACTCTGTCTTGTATGCTGCAATATTAGCCATAAACTCTTTCTCTGTAACCTGTGGGTCGTTACCCGTACTCAACACTTTGTCTAAAGTTTTCTCATCTTTGAGGATTTGGCGACTATGCAACAATTTAGTAGTGTCAAATTTAGCTTTTATCTCACGATTATTAATAGCCCCTTGAGTCACATTACGAAATCTCTCTTGGTAATCTTTCCCTAGATTATTAAATTGATCTGAAAGTAATAGTTTTTGTTGAGAGCCTGATCCCAAAGCATATGCCTGATTAGCTAACAATGATTTGCCATCGTTAGGGTCAATTAAATTTGATGGGTTTTTTTTGACAAAAGCATCCAATTTCATTTCGTTCTCTTTTTGAGAACTATCAAACGAAGTTAACAAGTCATCCAAAGATAAACTGTCCGCAAGTCGCTTTTGTTTGATTAATAAATTATTTGCCTGCCCAGCAAAATTCTGTATTTGCTGCCCCGCTTGAATCATCCCGTTAAAAGAATTAACAAAGGAAGAAGGATTAATAGTGTCGCTATAGCCTTCGTTTTGTTTGACTCGGTTGATGCGACTAATTTCTATTCCATTTGCCATTAGATTAAACGCCTTTTATAAGAATTATATTGGAATTGGCCTAGTCGTTGATCAGCGTCTGCCCGTGCAGTAATAGCCTCTTCTTTAGTATCAAATACACCTAAGTGCATCTGTTCGTAGTTCACTGTAATCTGGGCTGTCCACTTACCATGATTCTTAGGCATTCGATACACTCCAGTAAATCCTGATTTGCTATCTTGGTGAATTTTTCTTATTTTTATTGTCATTAAGTTGCCGCCTTATAACCCAGAGCAGCGTTGCCAAACCCTGTGAGCAGTGACCCTCCGGCTGCTACCATCCCAGCGCTTTCGGCAGCCTCTCCTTCAGCAATCGTAACGCCAGCCTTCATCCTAAGATTATTAGCTTCGTTTTGCCCACCACGGCGGATCATTTCTGCATTTGTTTCATCCGACCATTCCTGAGTTGCCATTGCGATTAAATTTGTACCATCGTAGATTTCAACGCCATTACCTAATTCTAATGTGTCTTTAGCGCGTTTGCGCCGAGAATCACGTTCTTCAAGTTTTGCATTGAACTCAGCATTCTGTTTAGCAATATCCGCATTGCGATTCATTATCTGAGCGTTACGCCCTGCAATCGCATTAGCAGTTTTGCCTTGCTGCATTGTTCCGTATGCTGATATTCCCGTGCCAATCACTGCTGCTGTGGCCGCTATCGCTGCTCCTGACATTACGCAGTCTCCTGTGAAAGCCAATGTTTGTTGAGTATCTTCACGCCTTGTTCCTCACACTGTTTATGTATTTCGTCAACCCATTCTGGCAAAACATCTCTGGGGTTTGGCCCCCAATGTTCAACCACAACGCCTGCCTGATGTATGTCACTTAAATTTAGTGTTCCCATTGCTCCTGTCATCGGGCCGAAAGAAACAAACCTTGAAGCTTTCACATTGCGTAAACAATCAATGCGCCATTTGTATCTCTCTTCCTCTACCGAAACTCCCGCGAGAGCATTGGCAGGCCAGTATAAATATTCCCTGGAGAATGCTTCTAATCTCTCCGCCCGTTTAGTGACTATTTGAAACTGATGCCAATACGCCGTTCTCATTACCTTGAAAGCATCTTTGATAAAATCCGCTGTGACCGCCTCGTGAAACAAATCGCTTCCAGCCGCTACCATGTACATTGATGGAGTCTGGTTATCAGTAGGGATAGACAATCTCTCTAAATGTTCTTGTGGGTGATAATCCAACCCCTTCTCTTTATAGTCCCAATATGTCGGGCAGTTATCACAACCAGGTGATAAGCGCTCGCAACCGCTGACTATATTCCACGCTTCAATAATCAATCAAAAAACCTCGTGTACATATAATGATCTTTCCCGTCGGGCCCGTATTCTTTTAAGATAGATTCGCTTTCAAAACCTAATGCCTCAATCCATCGAACTGCATCATGAAAATCGCATTGCACGTTTGCTTGCACTCTTCTAAATTTCATTCCTACCGCAATTTTAAAAAACATATCTTTAACTTGTTTATGCAACCAGATGCGATGCTTCTTATAATCGCTGCCTAGTACAACCCATGCGTGTCCAACATTTCCCCATACTGGAAGAATGCCAGCGCACCCTATGATTTTGTCAGTAGTGAATCCAGTAAAGCTACAACCTTTAGAATTATCTTTAAGAGCTTTATCCAAATCTCTATCAACAACTTTAAAAATCTCAGTCTCGCGAGGGCGCATGAGAATCGCATCCATGTGCCAAGGCTCATACTTTTGTATCCAACGGACGTTATGTAAATTGCTCACCAGTGTTCAAATCTCCACCTATAGCTACAACATGCATATCTAAAGGTTGTTCCTGTTTAATCTCAATAAAAGCATCTTTGTCGAAGCCTAAATTCATTACCTTTTTGTCACCCGTAAAAGATGCCGGAGGAGAGTTTAATAAATCCGCCGAAGTACGAAACGGCATTTGATCTCCATTGATACTGATGCCAAGTGTGTTTACTAATCTTACAAAAATATGATTCCAGCGTTTTGGTTTGCCTTGCGTAATGCCTTGTGGCGATCCAAATTCTGGGCGTGACGGTTTAATCGTTGTGATATAACCTAATCCAACATAAGCTTCTGAAACTTCCGTAGCCGTTGTCACCTGACCATCAGTTACAGTGGCGCTTGGGAATACAGCCCCGTTGCCTACTATTTGGACTAAAGATCCTTCCAAATGACTCAGCCCTGTAATTGTTGTCACCCCTTTGCGAACTTTGCCAGCCGAGTCATAAGCAGTGTATGCAGTCCCGTTCACATCCACTCCCGTCGTTTGATTTGTCAATTCAAAAGTATTGGTTGTTTTGTCTGCCACTTTATATCGATTGCCATTCACTTCAGTCATCCCCAACACATCTTTAATATCGACTAAATCTCCATCGGCAAATCCATGTGATGCCGCAGTCACAACGACAGGGTTAGCTGCCGTGATGCCTGTGATTGTTACAGGACTATCTAGCGTCAATCCTCCATCTACAAAAATACTGGGGTTGAGATATTCTACAGATCGTTTAGTAATGCCGTTGACCCGTCGCTTCACCGTAACCCAAAGTTCATCGCGCAGGCTATCGGCACTTGGTATCACAGCGACGGATTCAACTAATGTTAATTCTCCACCTACTGGATGTCTGTGCCATGCAACAACATTTTGATCTCTAAGATAAGTGCAGCCAATCAATGCTCCGTCGGCAGTAACCGCCCAGACGATTGAATCTTCCTCTTGTTGATAAGCCATGTCGGTGATACCAGATGCACTAACATGCTCTGCTAATAATGTAATGTCAGGAGCCAAATATCCATCAACGTCAAAATTGAACACCAGTTCGCGAACTTTTCTTCCAGCCCGTTGATTAAATAAAAGTAAGTTGCCGACATTCAGTGGCGTTACTTTGTTACTGCCGAAACTTGCTTGGCGTACTGCTTTAATATTGGTTGCTGTAATGTTGTCGTCCACACCACCAGAGATCGTAAACTCTCCGCCTAATGTGCCACAAAGCATGTCTGTAGATTCTGCCAACCATTGAATAGCATTCACTTCATTTGCCACTAAAGTAAATTCAACACTGTCAGTTGCTGTCGCAGTTCCTTGATGCATGTTTTCAAAAGAAGCTACCGTACTCCCCCAAATCTTTTGAGGATCATCATTACTGCCACCCCAATACACACGCTGATTGTAAAATGTTACTGCGCCTGGATTTTGGTCATTACCATCCGTTCCTGTTCCGGCAGAGCCAGCACAAAAAGTAGAAGGGAATGTAGATCCAGTAAAAGAAATATTAGTTAACGTCCACGCAGTATCTGATGATCGAGTAAGTTTTCGTGGGCTTACTCTTTTATGAGCTAAATATAATGTGTCGGCACTTTGTGCATACTGAATATCAAATAAATCTGCGGTGGTATAAGTTGTAACAATTTCTACTGGCTTACCAGCGCTTAGTACTTGGGCATTATCTTTATAAATACGAAGATATAAATTACCAAATTCCAACATGTAAGGTTGTGTCACGCTGAACTCAAATGGGATTAATCTTACCTTCGCACTTTGCGTTCCAGCTTTGCATGTCACCGTGTCTAATGTATGCGTCGCGCCTGTAAAATGTTTAAAGCCTATGAAAGCAGCCGTGGTAATTGCGGTGAACTCAACGGTATGTGTTCCCGCTGCCATACTTGTTGATGTATAAATCTGTTCGCCACCCGTTGCAGTCCCTATTTGTAATAAGATTGCACCCGAACCAATCGTAAAGGTAAGAATGTATCGTTGCCCTTTGACTACTGTGACGCTTTGCTCTGCCCATCCATAATTACTGGTATCGACAGAAACAATGTTCATTAAGTTAGTTGCATGCGCGATGGAAGATCCGCTCCCTACTTTTTTATCTGTCCACCCTGTAATGTTGCTGGCAAAAGTTCCATTCGTCACCAACTCTGCACCACTTGTTGCAGCCTTGACATCCGCAACGTAATTCAATCCACCTCGTCGCTTTAAACCGCCATGAGGCAAAACAATTGCGTTTTCCAATGTAGCGAGGGAATCTTTATACTTGGCAAGATCCACTCTGCCAGATAATCTTTCAGTGACTTCACCTGTCGTGAATGTCGAATACATTGCATGGGCTTTAGCCATCTATGTAACACTCCCAGCGCGTGCATCCATAATAGATTGTGCATCAAGATTGGCAGGCGTTCCTTCTTGCGAGTCAATCGTTCTTGCTTCTTTAACTTTTTTATCGTAAGCCGTCCACATTGCGGTTGCGACTGTATTACTGCCTGAGATTGGTAATGCCAACTCCGCAGCGATTCTTGCAGTCAACGCAGAGATAAACAACGCATCAAAATCATTTGGATCTGTGACACGCTTTAAATATATTAGATTGACCGAGCTCACATCCGTCATTAAACGTCTGCCCTCAATCGTATGATCAATTCTTGTGTCACCAGATAGAACATCAACAACACGCAAATTATCTCCAGGCAATTGGTGGTAATATCCCCAACCGAATGCAGGAGTTTCTGTCAACGCCGCTAACACTTGTCGTGCCTTGCAACAATTCCACACTGCTGCTCTTGTCACATCGTCACGCATCTCTTCATAGATAGCGTTTACCAACCGCGCTCGTTCCGTATCATCGCCAAACGATGTAATCGGATCGTCACCCAGTAAACGTAATGCGTTAGATGAAATTTCTACAAAACTTGCCATTTGAATTCCTTGAAAGAAAAGGAGCAGCCCGAAGACTGCCCCCTGTCAGTTAGTTAACGATATACTC